ACTGGTGCAATACTATTATATGTTTTAGCCATATTAGCATACGCATCAGTTGTTTGGTTACCTATTGTCATCATGTCACTTTTATACTCTCTATTTATTTCAGTGTATTCATCATTGTATAAAGCACCTATATCTTGAACTATTACAACTGCATTACCTGCATTTAAGTTTAATGCTTGTGCACTTGCTTTTTTCTTTTCTTGATTTGTTTTAAATTCTGCTACAGCTTTTTCTTGGTCAGCTTGTACTTTTTCTTGGTCAATTTTATTAATGTCTCGCATGTATGCAATGTTTGCATTAACTCTTGTTTGGTCATTAGCGGCACGTTTACTAGCGGCTAGAGCTTTGTTTTCTCTGTATTCTTGTACTTTGCCAACTGCACTAATTACTGACAGTGCTACTTGGGCTTGAGGTACTCCGCACATCTATTTTATTTGTCTCCT